TTAATTCAGTGCTGTAAATGTTTTGCCAAACGGTATCTTCAAGGACGTAGCCAACCTTGCGGCCTGGGGGCGCCGTATAAATAAGCGGCGCTTCAATCGTGCGTAAACTGCCGTCTTCCTGCAGCATCGCAACTTTGCCTTGCACAAGCATATTCAGATGCGAGTGCCGTTGATGATGCCCAACTGCAAGCGTGCCCGCTGCAAGCCGCACTTCTCGTATTGCAACGCCGGGGCCAAAATAGTGCGCGACAGGGCACTCTGCTTGCGGAGCCTCTAGCAACGCAATTTCGGCCTGCTGTGGCGATCCTATCGCCGCAAGCATTGATGCTGCCGATGCCATCAATTCGGTCACGAAATCTCTCTCCCCGACGAGCGGATCGTAATAGACGTTGCCGCCGAGGCGAGCGTGGAGATGAAGCCGCCCGGTGCCAACGCCGCACCCACGATTTCAGGAAACGTGTACGTCTCCGCAGGCTGCAGGGATTTGGTTTTGACGATCAGGTTCTGGTTTCCGGCGGTATCCGTAAACGTCACAAGGTTGACCGAAATGCTTGCGACGGCGCCGCTGTAGTTTGTCGCCGTAAACTTGTCGATGAGCGTAGTGACGCCGTTTGCCGTGTATTGCGTGGTTTGCACACTTTCGGCAATTTTGGCCGGAATCAAGACTTTGACGTTAACTGCCATGATTGCCTCTTACGTGAACTTAAATCGCACGCGCCCGTTGATGCCGGGCTGACCGCCATCGCCGCCCAAGTTCGGGTCGCCGCCATTACCGCCTGCGCCGCCCGTAAGCGAATTCAGGCCCACAATCGCAGCGCCTCCAGCTTGAATAAAAGGCGCACCGCCGTTGCCCGTCGTATTGACGGCGCTACCGCCCGATGCCGTACCGCCTGCGCCCTGCCTGCCGCCGTTGACGCCGAGGCCACCGTAACCGCCTGACCCACCGTTGCAGATCATCTCCGCAAGCCCGTAGGAGCCGCCGTAGGCCGACGAGGCGCCGCCGTCATATCCCAAGGGGTTGCCCGCGACACCGCCGTTACCGGCTGTGCCCACGGCCCATAGGATGGTTTTATCGACATCGCCGCCAACCAGCGCGATGACCGTTCTGGCATACCCTCCGCTGCCGCCACCGCCGCCGGGGCTGGGCTGCGTATCAAGCGTCAGTTCGCCGCCCATAAACGTCTCAGTGCCCCAACCGCCGCCGCCGCCCGCGCCCCACACCTCGATGGTGCAACTGGTAAAGCCCGTCGGGATAACAAGGGTGCCTGCGCCTTGATTAAAGTCATAGACGCCCGCACCGGCTCCGCCGGTCGTGCCTGCAATCGCCGCCGCAAGCGTTGCGCCGCTCATTAGGTTAAGCCCGCCCCGCTAATAAGCCATGCCGTGGCGCCGATCTTTACGCAGGTCGCCAAGCCGTTTTGCGCGAGCGTGCGAGTGCCCGTCGTCGTGCTATTGGCAAGCGTCAGCGTGTCCGTCGTAATCGCAATAGATAGCGGCGAGACGTTCAAATTAACAATAATAATGACCGTGCCGATGGGGAATGCCACCGCACTATTCGCCGGAATCGTAAGCGTTAGGCTGGTGCCGTTCATGGCGACCGATTTGCCCCGGTCAGCCAGCACTAATTGGTAACTTACGGTCTGCAGATTCTGTGGCGCATCTCGATAGCCTGCCGCGTGGTTTGCGCTCGTTGCCGCGTTATCGGGTATCTGCGGCGTGCCGGTAAAGACCGGCGAAGCAATCGGCGCGTAAGTTGTAGCCGCTGCCGTCGTTGTAACGCCATCCGTTATACCGTAGCCCGCTAGGGTCGTAGGCTTGCCAGTAATTGACGAAAACGGCACCGACAAAAGCGAGCCATCGTTAATGCCTGGTATGTTGTCGGATTCGCTCAGTTGTACGCCCAAAGAGTCTTGGACGACAAACCGATACTTGATGTTCGACGATAGCCAGATGTCGTAGGGGATGCGGCCAGCCGAATCCAAGACAATCGGGTTGGAGTTGGCGGTATTGCCGACTGATGACGTATAGGTCGCCTGCGGGGTGCTAGTGCCCGCAAGGTAGGTATAAATCAGGCCACCTGACAGGATGGCACCGTCATTGTCGAAAAGCTGCGTGCCTGTGCCCGCAAAAGCCGAAAGGTAAACGGTCATATCCTGCCTCTACTCAATAAGGAGGTTGTTGTAATCCGCCGCTTGCATAATAACCCAGTTTGTGCCATTGGAAACGAGCGTTGCCCAGTTCCCGGCTTGGTTAAGCAAAATGGTCGTTTGAGCCGCCCCACCCGCCTGCGGGATGACGTTGGCAGAGGCGGAGATTAACAACTGGTTTTGCCAGTTCTGAAAGGTCAACACCCGCCCGGTATACAGCGATGCCGACGGAAGCGTCACCGTGCAGGTCGATCCTGACTTGTTGTTCACCAACCATGTATCGCCATCGGCCACGGCAAAGTTCGCCGTTTTGACGTAAGGCGGTGTCGTGACGATTTCGCCGTGCCCGTCTTCCCACGTCGGGCGGACAAACAAAATGCCGTTGTTAGCGGCATGGACAACTATCGCCATCAATACCACGACGTTCGGCAATGCCGGTTGCGTTTTGGTCAAGCCACCTGCGACGGCAGGGTTATAGTAAAGCAGCGTGCCATCAACCCAACCGCCGTCTGAGAGGCCACGGGTATCGATACCTTTAATCTCGCCAAACCAAGTGACGTATCCCCACGCATTGTTGGCAATGTTCTGCGTAGCGATGCCCAAAATGTCTTCGGATTGCCGCGCAATTAGTCCCGTAGCAGGCGCCGCTTTAAGACCGCCGGATGCCCCGACGCCGCCGGTAAACATGACGACCTGCCCTTTGGTAATCGTCGCCGTGGCTTTGACGCGATAGAACGTCTCTTCGCCAACGTCCTGCACGATGTCGCCCGTGTCTTCCATGACGACGGCAAGCGTCTTGGAGCGATCATCGTTGTCCCAATACACCGTGCCTGGGGTAATCGTGGGATATGGAACGGGATTACGCGCAAAGGTTGTCCATGGCAGATTTGCCTGCTGCAAACTTGCAAAAGTGCCAAGCTGCGGCTCAGGCGAAATATCCACCGCCGTTTCGACAATTTCAGTCTGCGATTCCAGACTTGGCTGCGGCACGGGCGCGAGCGCAAGGTCAACCGTTGAGATTGAACTCGTGCCTGTGCCCGTGATGTTGTACAAGTTATAAAAAAACCTGTACCACTCCCGATGAATTAGACCCGTTTGAGAGTCAACAATCGGGACGCGAGGCGCCGGAATCTGTGTAATTTTGTCAGGCATTGGTGCCGGATATTTCGAGTTCGGCACCCATGATCGCAACCTTAACGGGGTCCGTGCCGCTGATTTCGTATACGCGGTCGCGCAATTTGGTGGTCATGCCAAGGCGCCGAAAGATGGCACGGGTGCCGTACTTACCGATGCGGCCCATGCTCGTTGAGCGTTCGTCCGTCCATGTGTGACCGCCATCGTCCGACCAGCGCAGCATCAGTTGCGGGACAGCGCCTGTCGTAACGTCGTACTCCAAGATGATGTTCTTGTCGTTCTCAGTATCGATAATCGCGTTAAGTTGCGAGGCAAGGTATTTGTAATCATCAATCCCGTAACCCGCTAGACCGACGCCTGTTTCGCAGTCAATCTGCAAACTGTGATGCGCGGTACGCTTGAGATTGTTTTGTCCCGTAGGCAACGCTCGCCACGACCGCAGCCACTTTTGGGCAACGCCGTTGTCGCTAAACACATCCAAACTGAAAGCGTACAGATTGCCGTTTTCGTAATCACCGATAACAGGTTGGCCGCTGAAGCGAACGTGATTGTTGCCGCGATGCCGAACAAATGCGCCATTTTCAAATCCTGCGCGTTCGTGCCATGAGCCGGTCGCGGCGTCATATACCCAAGTGGCATCAGCGTTTGTAAAGTTCAGCACATAGAACGTATGGCCGTCCTGCTGATAGGTGTAAGCGGTCGCATCTTCAAGGTTGTCGTATTGCTGGATGGCAAACTCAACCGCATGGGTTGAAATGCGCTGACCCTGATAACCCTGTGCTCGATACACGATGCCTTGACCGCGAGCGTCGGCGCCAAGCCAGAACACGCTGTTGTCCATCTTGGCGACAGAGTACGGCGCGATACAGCCAATCTCATTGTAGGCGCCTTGGATGCGCGAGAGCGGAAAGTCCGCTTCGCCCGCGTTGTACCAAACCTCAACGCTATTGGTGCCAAAGAGCCATGCTTCGCGGTGATCGACGATCAGCGACACCAAGCCATCAGGCGAGCCTTCAGCAGAAGCAAAGTCCAGCGGGTCAATCGACGTGCCGTCCAACAACTGCGTAACCCAAACGCGCTGGCTGTTGGGCTCGTTGAACACGAAATACCCATCAAGGTAGCCAACCGTCACAGCGCCCGGAAAATCCTCGTCGGTGATTTCTCCAAATTCTTCTGTGTCGGCGTTGTAGATATAACCTGCAGGGTTTGCGGCAATAAAAATTTGCGTGCCGTTATCGGCCATTGATACAGGGCCGGTGCCGCTGATGTAACCAATCGGCGTACCGGACTCCACCTCGATCTCGCCGCCGTCTTGTAGCAACAGCATTCCATCTTGCTGCAACGCAAGTGGAATCTGCATCTCAAAGTTATCGCCCAATCCGTAAAGGTAATTGCCGGACACTACAAAAATGTCGCCGTTAAGCGTGTACAAACCGCGAATCGGCCCGGTGCCAATCGTGGCAACCAGCGCATAGCCGGGGCAGCGTTGTAGATATGCAGGCTCCTTGCCACCCTCCGCAATCACTTCGGGGTACAAGTTCACCATCCGATTGTCGGCAGCGTTGACGCTACGAATAACGTAGCTGCTACCCAGAATCGGAGATTTCATTAGAAGTTGCCCGTATAGATGTTAAAGCGCGGACGGTTGATGATCATTGCCGCTGGCATCGCCATCACGTCATCCGGGTTGTTGATGCGCTTGAGATCGCGCTTGCTGTACATCGCAATACGCTTTACTTGCGGCGAAGGCTCAACGCCAAACTCAGGCGCGAGTTCGCAGGCAAGGTTATAACGGAACGCACGCAGATATCCTGGCGGGAACGCCAACGTCGTCTCAAGACTCGCAGGCTCCGTCAGTTTTTCTACCGATACGAAATGAAACTCCAGCACCCGTGACGGCACGGGGTAGATGTAGATTTCGATGTCGGGGAAGGTCGCGTTGTACCACAGCACCTGCGGGTAGGTAGACGTGACCGTCTTGACCGCGATGTTGTTGTACTGCTCCTGGTTAATCATCTTGATGCCATACGACACGTTCGTCGAGGCATCGCGGAAATACGTCGCATCGTCCAACTGCACCGGGCGCTGACCGACGAAATCGCCCGTCGGGCCAAGGGTGCGGATGCGCGTGCTAGGAGGCCAGTTGAATACCTGGTCGATAGTGGAGAACACGGCAAGACGTTCCGTGTTCCACGAGTCAATCATTTGATTGAGCGCCGTTAGGGAATCTTGCGCCATCGCTGCCGAGGGCACTTCGGCTTCTGCCAGCACCCCGATCAAACGCAGCGCCCCGTTGATCTGGTCTGCAGCGGTAGTCGCCATCTTCTACTCCTTGCGTCGGCGCTTAGTCGCTCTCAACGCATTACCGGAATTCTCCGACGCCTCCGTTTCCGAAGGCGCCGGAGTCTCCATTTCATCAGGGTTGTTCGGATCGTATTCCTCCCAACCCCATTCCATATCGTCTCTAGCCTCGTGCCATGAACACGCCACCTTGGTGCCGTGTCGCTCGTGACGAAGATAGATAACCGCCATACTTACGGCAACAGTCCGTAAGCCTGCAGTCGCGATTCCAATTCCGAAACGCGAGTCTGAAGGTTAGCAATAACCGATAGAACCGAGTTTCCCTCGTCACGGGTGACGAAGCCGAACGGAGTCGTGCTAGTCAAGTTTTGAATCGCGTAGTCCGGCGTAGTCGGCGCAGTTGAAGTAATCGTCGTCAACTGAGTCGTCAGCGCCGCGCCCTTCGCTACCGGCGTCTTGCCATAAAACCCGACCGTACCGCTTGAAGCGCCAATGACGGCGCCGTTAAGTTCCGGGTCAGAGAAGGCAACGCCTACTGCTTGTGTATTTGGCATTTTAATACCCCTTAAATGGTGCCCCGGCAGGTTGTCCTACCGGGGCTGTGCCATTACGAAACGCGGTAGCAGGTCCAAGCACCCACGCCCGTTTTGCGAGCGCGGAAGTGACCCGACGTGCCGTTATCGACTTGGCCTGCGCCAACCAATGTCCAACCCGTGCCAATGGCGACGGTTACGTCGTCAGTGCCCGCGTCGATGTTGATGACAAAAAAGTCGAACGCAGAATCCACCTTATCCATCGACGGGAACGCCGCCTCAAGATCAGCGACGGTCGGGAGAGTGAGATCGCCCGCAGTGCCGTTGAAGGTGAAAAGTCCGCTAGCAAGTTGCGCCGGGGTGGCCGTTGCCGCCGCAGTCAGCGCCGTCGGGGCGCTCTGCGGGAAAAACAGCGGCTCACCAAGATTGCCGTCGCCGACCTGGTAACCACCAGAACCATTAGGAAGTGCCATTTTGAATTACTCCGTGAAGAAGGTTAGAGATTAGCCCCAGAGGCGCACGGCCATCTGCGGACGGATCACCGAGTAGCCATACAGCACGTCGATACGGCACGGCATACGGTCGTTGTTGATGTCGTACTGACGAACAACGCGCATGGAGATACCGTTGTGAACCTGACGCGAAGCCATGTCCACGCCCTGCGGCATGAGCAAGTCAGCGGTTGCAAACGCAATCGCATCGCGGTGGTACACGAGGTTCTGCGGGTACTGGGTCGAAGCCGAACCAAGGAAGGTCACGGTCGCGCTGTTCTGCGGGAACGAATCCACCGTGGCAAGAGCATTCGAGGCCGTGTAGATGGCCGGGCTGATCTTGACGTTGGTGAAGGCGCTCGCCGCTGCGGTGATGTCCTCAGTGACGACGAACTGCTGCAGCGAGCCAGTGGACTCGCGGGTCTGCGGGTTGACCGCGTAGACGTTCGCAATCGTGAAGATATCGCCCTTCTTGAGCGTGTTGCCCGTGGTGCCGTTCAGCGTGATGGTGGTGGCGCCCTGCGTGGACACCGTGCCATTGACGCTGATGCTGCCCGTGCGGCTACCCGTAGTGAACTGCTTGATCGACTGCGACATATTCAGCTCGTTAAAGCCGAGGATGCCTTCGCCGAACATACCGTTCTTGAACTGCGCCGAGATGGTGCTGACCGGATTAAAGAGACCCTTCATGCCCTCGATGAGCGCGGCGTTTGCAGCCGGATTCACGGTGACATAGCGCGGCGACATCACGGCAGCGGCCTCGTTCAGCTTCTGGTTGGCAGCAAGCAGAACGGAAGTCGTCGCCGGGGTCGTGCCGGGGGTGCCGACCGACTGATAGATGCTATTGAACGAGTTAGCAACGTCCGCGTCGATGGAGGCCGCAAGCTGCGAGATACGCGGCTTGAGAACACGCTCGGCGAAGTCGTCCAACTGCATGGTCATTTCGGCAGTCGTGAAGTTCACACCGATGTGCTTCTGCGAAGCGACGGTCAGCGTGGTGAAC